GAATATCGTCCAATCTAGTGGATTCATAATCATACAGCTCAAGTTCGGAAACTTCCCATGGACTATTTGTAGATACCCCAGAAAATGATGTAGGAACAATGCGCCAATATCGTGAAGGTTTCGTCTTGTTGATTCTAACAATACTTGAATCTTGCACGTTGGGCAAATTGACCACATCAGCTCTGATCCACTTCATTTCAACTGGAATAGAGAACATGTCACCAGCGACAAAGTTATTAGTTCCAGCGGTAATAGTGAACGCGCAGATGTTGCAAACAAATCTTTCACCAACCTTTGCGACCCCAACGGTAAATGCTTTATCCCCCTGAAAAAACACTTGGAATGTATTGGCGTTGGTTGCAACCAACATCAGCATTCCGGATTGGGGCTTCTGACCTATAATTAGACCGACAATCCTCCCATTTCCGGAACCGGTAAATCTAATTGCATCTTCCGAAGTCGTGAAGTTACCATCCGATCGCTCAACTCTAATTTGCAATGCTCGACGACCAGAAGATGGTTGAATAATTCTAAGAGATGTAACTGACTGGGCATTAGGTTGTTCGTTTTCATAAGCAGTAGCGCCGTATGAAGTCTTCCTAAAACCGAAATCATAACCAATCCAGCTTGGGGTGGTTAAAACACCAATTCCGTTTTCTCTGGACACCCAGGTAGAAATGTTATCAGTGAACGCATTTGCCGAATTATTCATTGGCGATCCGTCACCAACAACATCAACCAAACGGCCTTGTTCATGAACACCCAGCAACTTAAAAACCCTAAGTGGAACACCGGAAATTTCTAGGTTTTCATAAGCATATGACTCCTGAACCGTATCACACTCCGGGGCAGATAGTTGGAAGTCACCGGCACACAACTCCGGTGGTTTGTATTCCGTCAATCCATCGTCTTGGTCATGTAATGACCCTTTATTTGGACAAGAGTTGTCTGACATATTAACCCATCAAAAATGAAATGTTTCCGACTTCCGCTGAAGAGTGTTCCCAATCCAGAAGAGCTTGCTTCCACTCGGTAAAATCAGTTCGCGCCTCAGTTAAAAGCGTTTCGCCATTCAGCGTAATATTTCCTGAAGCTCCTGGTGTTCCACTGGTGAACTTACTACGAATCAACCCCAGCATTTCTTTACATTCAGCAATAGCCCAGCCCTGAATAAACTGCTTGGCAAATCTGTCCAGCATAATTTCCTGCTCGGTCCGTTCCATGAACACCTCAATAACAACCTTTTCGTTTTGAGCTATTCTTCGTGTAACATGCATTTCGCGGCGCGCTTCGCTCCAGGTATAAATGTACTCGCCGGCAAAGATTTTACTCATCTCTTCTTGTAGGTTCGACATCAAATGAATTGACAGCAAGTCAACAGTCGATGCTGAATAGAAGAATGATGCAAAGGACTGTAAGAACACATTTGCATCCCAACTGGAAGATGCAGACGTAAATCCAAAAGTATTGATTCTATAAATTTTGACAACATTAACGACTTTATCAGTGCCGTCCATGGGACTATTCAGAAAATAAACCTGTTGGTTCTTGAATAAAGAATAAAGCAAAAACCTACGCTCATACGCATTAGAGGAAAGCTGTCTATATGTATCAAGTGCGTTATCAATCGCCACGTTGAAGTGTTCTTCAGTCAATTCGACGCACTGGGTTGGCCACCCAAGTTGTAGCTTCAATACCTTGATTAAACGCAGACGGTCATCGTATGTGCCATCGGTGCCGATAGCAATTTTGTCAGTTGACGGGGTTCCTTCCTGGTCAGTATTAGCATGGATCCACTTCACACCATCCCAAACGTTCAACTGCTTTTGTTTGGTGTTGTAGAACAACAAACCAAGATAAGGATCCACCAAATCCGTCGTCTCGACAATAAATGGAACAGTGAAAAGGGGGATCATTCCTCCAGAAACAATCATCAGGGCAGACCCGGATGACGCAAAGTTCCAATTAGCTCCATCAAAAATTTCAAGTCGTGCGGAAACATATGAATAGAACATTTCGCCAGGAACCGCATCAACCGGATATTGAATACCACTGGTGACTTTTACAAATGGCACAAATGTTTGACCAACTTTGACCTGTGTGTTTGTTGCACTGAGTTCAACAAACTTTTTGCCATCAAACCCTTTGATCTTATTACCATCCAATAAGTAACATTGGCCAGAAACCCCAGGATTTACTTCACCAGACAGAATGGTATCCATTCTGGTTGGAATCCAGATTTGATTAGTATGATCCCAATACTGAACTAACTCCAACCCCTTATCATAATACACAAATCCCTGAGAAGGATTTGTTGGAGCAGAAGGCAGTGATGGAATGTTTCCAACGTACACTCCAGATGCCTTTTCCAACCGAGACGCATCTAATGGATATGATTGGATACCAAATGGATAATACTGCAATACGCTGGACACACCATGAACTGACGCATAGTAAACCTTGCTGGGGTTCAAACCAGTAACCGGAACAACAAACGTTGAGTTTTGACCTTCTGCTTGATACACAGCGGGCTTCATCAGCGTTTTGGAGTAAAATGCCACAACTTGAGCGCCGGAAATACTGGATGCCGCCGTATCCCCAAATACTGAAGAAGCAACGTATTGTTCGCCATCCGATGGGTAATTATCTCCAGTCAGGGCATTTTCCGAAACTAATACCACCATACCATCCAAAATAGATAGTCCAGTAGGATGGGAAATCTTCAAATCCATTGATGTGTCTGAAGTCCTAGTGGCAGTTACCGAAATCTGCCTGGATTCAACCCATAGGTCATGAGTAGTCGCTTGTGTTAACCCTGTTGACATGTATTCACCTAAAACAGTATTTAAGAAAGCAGAAAAGCCGGCGTTTGCCGGCTTTTTGTTAAGTCATCAGTTTGTTAACTGACAAATCACCAAAATCAATCAGATCAATAATCTTATGAATATGGTTCCCGGCAACCTTATCTTTCAGCTTTTCGTAGAACTTGGTAAACTGATCTTCATTTTTGTTAAGAAATTCTAATTTGCCATCATCAGTAACATCAACGAACTTAGGGAACATTTCATAAACCATTTGTTCCAACCAATCTCGCATTGTTTCCATATCTTCAGTTTCCGAAACGTGCTCTGACCCATGGTGCTCTTCCAGATACAACAGCCAATCTAATAGCGTGTTCGGCTGCTTGACAAACCGGTTCATAACCCCAACTAAACCATTCATTTCCTTAACGATACTTCCCGGAACTTCCTCATGATCTGTATGCACCTGCTTCAGAAATTCCAGCATCAAATACGATGCGTTTTCTAAATGATCATGACTTTCGATACCAATTTCGGATACATCCAGACATGCCATTAATGAACCGTAATTTGCAGAAATATATGCCAACAGTCTCACAATACTAGAATTCGCTCTTTGGAAATGATCAAAGAGCTTTATCTTAATATTTTGATGTCTATGACAAACCGTATTCAAAGAGTCGAAAATTTCATCGGCGTTGGTGTTATTATCACCATCATATTCAATTTCATCTAATACGTGCTCGAAAATACTATGCACGGAATTTTCAAACATTGGTGTTGAAAACCACCAGTTCACAAAATACTTTGAATACGAAACTCCAACAATTAGTTTATTGTAAAATAATGGCTCAATTTCTCCAGTATCCAAACCATCGGCAAAAGAATCGGGGTCACAAATAGTTGAGGTGTACGATTCTATTCCTTCAATACCATCACCCAGTCGCCCATGTTCGTCATCAGCAATAGAATCTAAGAATGTTGACTTCCTACTACGAATACTCTGCATAAGTCCTGTAAATGAGTTTTCGTCCAAATTAGAAATTTGCTTGGTTAGGACGGACATAAAAGCTTCTTGTTCATCGTCATCGGTCAATTCCCGATAATGATGAATTGCATCGTCAAGAGCCTCCACCGACAGTCTTGAATTGCCGACCGATTTAATACGATCATCATCTGCGTAGCTATCTGGGTGTTGACAATAAAAACCATCCTCAACAACGAAAATCTGCTTGATTAGGTCATTCGCAACTTGCAAGAACTCCTTTGGGGCTTGACCATAGACGCGGTTTTCAGATAACAACGTCGAACGAATTCCACCAAGCTTTGAATGCAACTTGTATGAGATACGCGCAACGGCATCATGGTCCACGTCGCCACCAGATGGCACCAAATACGCCATGTGGACGTGGTTGTTGATGTCATTACCAATATGGGCAGCGGCAGCAGAGGGCTCAAAATCGATTTCTTCATCACCATCATCGCTCATATCAATATGCTTTTGGTCAAAGATAGACCCGTCTGCCGGGAATAAGTTTGCACAAGATGTCCATCCGCGACCAGTTGACGCCCCATAAATATCAATTGGGTGTCCAGTGATGATAATGTCATATGGTTTGTTTTTACCAATTCTTATTGGGTCCATCTGAAACTTCTCAATAAAAGACCTATGAACACCCATTTGTTGCAATACTTTGCCTATAGACATCATCACCAGTTTGACTTTTCGGTCTTGACCTGGAGCACCAACCCACTTGCCAATAGGCAAGACCCCAGAAATGTATCCTAGACGCATCGATTTGTTTTTGATGAATGCCATTGGTGACTTATAGCACATCAAAATTCCAACCATCTTTGAATAGTCATCACCATTGATATAACCTTTAGCATGCTCATCAGCCAATTCTTGCAGATCCATAATCTGATTAGGAATCTTCTGAAATGCTTCAAGAATTGCCTTTACGACCGTAAAGTCCAATTCACCATCACCTTCATTTTTCACGACCCCTGGAAACCGGATTTGATACTCGCGCTTTTCCCCACCTTTAGCAAACATCGCTTTTGCTTCAGGGTGACTATCAAGAAACCTGTCGCGCTTTTCTTTCCATTCCTTA